ACATGGAAATCTTGATAAGCTAAGACCTTCCTATATACTAATGACTCCACGTTCAAGTATCTCCAAAACCTCACTACGTTTAGCTAATAGTGTTGGAGTTATCGACTCAGGATATAGAGGCGACTTGATTTCTAAAGTTGACAATCTAGGCACAGAAAAAATGATTAAGGCTGGAACTTCACTGTTTCAATTAATAGTAGGAGAGCATTGCGATGTACAACTTGTTAGTAAGTTTTCTGGAACTAAGCGCGGTAAAAGCGGTTTCGGCTCGACTGGAAATACTATATAAAGGTGTTGTATTCTTAATATTTGGACAACCAATAGCCAACAATACCACAAATTATACATACTTAAATTGGAACAGAGTGAAAGCAAATGCTGGTTCTGTGGACCCCACAGTGGGTGCAATGGAAGTTATGGTGATTGGGGTGATGAACGCAGTTGGAAGGAATACAGGAAATACCAATGCAAAGATAGGTGTTAATATGAAACAAGTGATAGTATTGAGAAAAGATTTGAAAATGCGTAAGGGTAAAATGATTGCTCAAGGAGCACACGCTTCAATGATAGTATTATTGGATTATCCAAAGCATGAATTTGTTCAGGAATGGTTATCTGGACAATTTACGAAAATAGCAGTAAGTGTGGATTCAGAAGATGAACTTTTGGAATTGTACGAAAAAGCTAAAGAAGCTAAATTACCATGTTCATTGGTAACTGACGCTGGGAGAACTGAATTCAATGGGGTTGCAACCATAACCTCAATTGCAGTTGGTCCCGGACCAATAGAAGAAATTGATAAAATTACAGGAAATCTGAAATTATTGTAAAATAACGGTTGACTTTGTGGATTTTATCTTGTATCTTGTAGTATGATAAGGTGGAGATTATGGGAGATAGAGCCCCAGATTTTATCGAAACCGATTAGGTAGCTCTACTAATCAATATGGGCCTAAAGCTTTAATGGTGAAGCACTCGCCTTTTAAGCGAGAGAACGTCGGGTTCGATACCCCGTGGGCCTACTAAAATAAGGAAATGAAAATGAGAACCGAGCATATAGAAAAATGGATTCCAATCAATGAATGTACCCATTGTGGATTCTATAAAATCGAAGCTCGTAACTTTGGTTATGGGGTTTTTGTAAATAATCAGGAAGCACATAATAATGCGTTCATCGGAATAAGAACTAAGTTCGGTGGTGAATTTTTGGCCAAGGAATTACATTGGGATGAAGACGATCATTATGGTACAGCCAAACCGTTGGAATTTATAGAAGCTTGTCCATATAACTATGATACCCAACGCAAAGAAATGTTTAAATGGATAGAAGAAAAAATAAGTGGTTTGGAAGATTAAGACGATACTTATAATAAATAGGGATATGGTATAACGGCAATTACGCGGGGTTTTGAACCCTTAAATTCCAGTTCGATTCTGGATATCCCCACAAATTGATTCATGGTGTAACGGTAGCATCGCAGGTTCTGAGCCTGTCAGGTCGGGGTTCAAATCCCTGTGAATCAGCAAAACAAAATGGAGGTTATATGTCACAATTTTATGGCACAGTTCAAGGTAATAGAGGACAAACCAGTCGTGGTGGGTCTAAGAATTCAGGGTTAGAAACATATACAGCATCATGGAGCGGAGCAATCAGATGTTACGCATACTATGACAAGGAAACTGATACCGACATGGTCAGGGTTGAAAAGACTACTTGGCGTGGACAGGGTGACAGTAAAATATTATATGACGGGCCAATCGGTCAAGAATAACAAAATGCGGGTGTAGCTCAGTCTGGTAGAGCTCCAGGGCGACATCCTGGGCAAGCGTCGGTTCGAATCCTGCCACTCGTACAAAACATTAAATTAAAAGGAATATCAATGTCAGAAGTTAAAATTGTTAGTGAAGGTAAACGATTCAGGGAAATTATTAAAGATGGGGTTACGATTCATCAGGAAAAGGATGACCGAGGAAATTGGGTTGCCCGTTTTTCCATGAAGGAATACACTCGGATTGCCAAAGAGCGTGAAGCTGAAGAGAAAAAGAAAATCCAGAGGCAGGAGCACAAAGAGAATAATGCTTAAAAAATTGTGGTGCCGGATATTTGGTCATAAAGAATATACAATGGTATCACAACCATGGCAGGAAAATAGGGCAACGTGGAATATAGTATGCCCAAGATGTGGAGAAATATTGCGTGGTTAATCTAACTAAAAAAAGTAAATTATTGGCTCTCATTTTGAGACACAAGCCGGAACAATTCAATATTACATTGGATTCTGAAGGTTATGCTGATGTATCGGAACTACTGGATACTGGCAAATTTACTATGGATGAATTGGAAGGAATCGTAAATACCGGACCGAAAATCAGATATGCATTTGACATCACTGGTGAAAAGGTTAGGGCAATGCAGGGACATTCCATTGAAGTTGATTTGAAATTGGAATCAGTTGAACCTCCAAAATTTTTATATCATGGGACCCCCACTAAAAATATTGATCCGATCATGAAAAATGGATTAAATAGGGGCAATCGACAATATGTTCATCTATCAGAAGATGAATTTACTGCAGGTGTGGTTGGAATGAGGAGGGATCATGACCCCGCCATCTTAGTAATAGATGCATTAAAATTGCACAAAGATGGGCATCCATTCTATTTAGCAGAAAATGGGGTTTGGCTAACAGACAATTTTGATTCACAATGGGTACATAGAATTATTTGGTAATGGAGGTTACTATGGATAAGTTAAGTAAAGTTGAAATGAATGCAATAATTGAGGCACTTCTGTTTACATATTGTGTTGATATTAATGCGGATTTCGAAGTCGATGACGAAACGCTATTTGAGATAGCTGTTAAACTTCAGAAAATGATGGGTGAGAAAGCTACCCTGAATAAATTTTATATTTTGGGCGGGGCACATGAAGAACCCCATAAAGTTAAAAATTTAATTGCCAATTTTGATATGAAAGTTGGCTAGTATAATCCTGCTATAGTTTAATGGTAGAATTCGTGTGTGGTATTCATGAGATCGTGGTTCGATTCCACGTGGCAGGACAATTGCTCTTATAGTATAATTGGATTAGTACAGGACTTTCGTAATGTCCAAGCATCGGTTCGAAACCGTTTAAGAGCTCAAGGAGAAAAATGTGACTAAAAGAAAATTAAATAAAGCCGAAACGTGGGAACAAATGGAAGCCCGATGGGCACAAGAAAAGGCGGATAGAACAATGTTAGTAAAAATATGGGATGCCATTACTGACCATACATATTGGCCAGTTTATAGATTTTTCAACAATGCACCATACAGAACATACATCAAACGGCCTCTTCAGAGAGCCATTAGGGGATATGATGAATCAGCACATTGGAGCTTGGATTATCATTTTTGTAAAGTTATTCTACCTCCACTAAAGGAACTACGTGAGAAAACTCATGGGCACCCATCCACAATTGATTCATTCGATGAATGGAAAAAAATATTAGATGAGATGATTGAGGGCTTCGAATTGGCCGATAAAATGACTGATGGATTTGCAATTTTCCAAGAGGATTTTGACAAATTGCCCGACCACATGAAAAAAGTATATCAGAAACCACACTGTGAAATTATCAGTAAAGAAAAAAGGGATAGGGCGTTCGATTTGTTCAAGGAACATTTCCACGCTCTTTGGGATTAAGATGGAAAAAATTTATGTAGTAACAACAATCTTTGTACCAGTGGAATCTCAAGGTTTAGATACATGGTCAAAAGATTTTAAGGTTGAAGATTACCCAAAAACCAAAACAAGATGTGTAGCTTGGTATCCAGAAGAATCCAATGCCATCGCATGTGTAATGGGTGGTGGGACATTCTTATCCGAAGATGGATATTACAATTTGGCAGTAATTGAAGAAATTGGCCCCGGTATTTATCCATATCCTGGAGATGATGGTGAACAATGGTTTTCGTATGACAATGAAACTGAGAAGTGGAGTCCGACGGATAAACCTAAATTCTATGAACGTGTTATGGGATTTGGTATAGGGTAGTAAGTCCCTCGTTAGGGACATTAGAGGGGAAAACACCCGTTAATGTGTACAATCGGGGACTTTATAGAAGGTCGTGAAATAGAAATTTTAATGGAGAATTCGACATTGGAAAGTCAAGCATCTTGGAAAGGTGTGGCTCGGAAACGGGTTGTAGGTTCAATTCCTGCATTCTCCGCAACAGTGGTATTCGTATAGTGGTTATTATGAGTGATTGCCGATCATTAGACGGGAGTTCGATTCTCCCATACCACACTTGAATAATGTAAAAAATTGGTTTATTATAAAAATGACAAACCAAAATTAATTGAAGTTAAGCCGGAAGCGACCATAAACATGTGGAATAACCCGATAAAAATAACTGCAATGAAAAAATTTGCAAAAAAGAATGATTGGAATTTTCAAATTTGGTCAGAGAAAGAGTTGGGGATATAATGAAAGTTGTGCATTGTAAAAAATCTCCGTTTGATATTTACATCGGCCGACCTACAAAGTGGGGAAACCCATTTACCCATGATGGTGAAGCACAGGCTCGGTACAAAGTGGATACTCGAGAAGAAGCAATTGAAATGTACAAATGGTGGGTGGTTAGACAACCACATCTAATGAGTACATTGCACGAATTAAAAGGAAAAACATTGGGGTGTTGGTGTAAACCAAAAGCATGTCATGGTGAAATATTAATAGAACTGGTAAATAATTTGGAAAAAAAGGAAAATGCAGATGAATCTGAATGAACTGATTTTGAGTAGGATTGAAAATGGCGTCAACCCAATTACAGGGAGAGATATGGCCCCAAATGAAGAAGTGGTAGTTGTAAACTACAATGGAACTGAATGTATGGTTCCCAAGGAATACATCCACTATAAGGGAAAATAATGGAACGATTTGTTACAGCTGATCTCCACTTCGCTCATCAGAGCATCATACGGCACTGTGATAGGCCGTTTGAAAATGTTAATGAGATGAACGAAGTGTTGGTTAGAAATTGGAATTCGGTTGTATCGGATGGTGACCTTGTATATGTCCTAGGGGATTTTGCATGGACGCGTCCAGATTATTGGATGGATAGACTAAACGGAAATAAGATATTGATCATAGGGAATCACGATACCCTTAACAGTATTGCTAAGAAAAGGTTTGAGTTCATCAAGCCACTATATGACACAAGGATCGAAAGACAATCGGTTACAATGTGCCATTATCAAATGAATGAATGGAATAAGTCGTTTCATGGTGCGTGGCATCTATATGGTCACTCACATGGTAACGCGACTGAATGGGAAGATAAGCTATCTTTTGATGTTGGGACCGACCTTTGGAATTACACTCCAATTCATTGGAGCACAGTTGTAAAGAAAATGAAACATAAAGAGGCTATCAGAGCCGAAATGAAAGCACGACTTGAGGCTGAAAGCCCTTGGGTTCCTGGTGCAAATCGTGAGAAAATCACCGAATTAAATAGACAATTTATAAAATAACAGTTGACTTTGTCGTTTTTATCTTGTATCTTGTGGTACGATAAAAAGGAGACATTAAGTGTCTAAAAAACAATACTCGTATTTGCGGGTACATGCTGTGCATCACTATGTAATTGATGGTTACCATTCTGAAGAAGATTTGAAACGAATCGCTGGTGAATGGTTTATGAATTACCCATACGATGCTAGCCATGCCGCAAGAGATGGGTCAAGATTGGGCGGAGCCTCATTTGCATATAGTGTAGAAGAAGTTACCCCAGAACAATTAAAAGAGTTAATGGACAAACATGAAAATGGTCAGACTAATCTGGAATACGATGACATGCCTGATTATTACAAAAATGGAGTAGGTATATGGGAACACGAGGATCGCTCGGATTCATTAGAAATGGACAACACAAAGTAACATATAATCATTTCGATTCTTATCCAAGTGAATTGGGTAAAAATGTTATTGAATATTTGGAGAATAGAAACCGAGATTCGGCTCTATTGAATGCAGATTTCGACGCCATTCAAATGGTGGATGAAAATGATAAACCCACAACAGTTCAAAAGCAGTTATGCAAGGACGCTGGGTGGTATGATGGGAATGTGGCAACTCAATCTGATGAAGATTGGTATTGTTTACTGAGAAAAGCACAAGGTCTTTTAGGAGCGTATTCTGAAGTCGGTTTTATGGCAGAAGGTAGGTCGTTTTTAGAAGATTCGTTATTTTGTGAATATGCATATATTGTAAATTTGGATACTAGCCAATTGGAATTCTATGTGGGATTTGAAAAGGGTGAGTTGAATGGCAGGTATGCGGATGTTAAAAGAACGGAACAAGGTTATGGTGGGGTAAACCTGATTGGGGAATTTCCACTAAAGACAGTAGAATTATTTGATATTGAACAAGCAGAACAATCCAATACGAACGGTGTCAATATGGCACTTCCGATTTTGGAAATGGAGGATTAAATGGGAAACGAGACAAATCAGCTTATCCCGATGGTGGTTGAGCAGAATGGTAGAAATGAACGATCTTATGATATTTACAGTCGGCTCTTAAAAGACCGAATTATTTTTATGAGTACACCGATTGATGACAATGTTGCATCATTGGTAATTGCTCAATTGCTTTTTCTGACATCAGAAGATAGTGAAAAAGATATCAACATCTATATAAACAGCCCCGGTGGAATTATTACATCTGGTATGGCCATTATGGATACGATGAATTTCATCAAGCCTGATGTATCCACAATTGTTGTTGGGCAAGCGTATAGCATGGGAGCTTTCCTATTAGCGGCTGGAGAAAAGGGTAAACGGTTTGCATTACCAAATTCCAAAGTCATGATTCACCAACCAAGCGGTGGAACATACGGACAAGCTTCAGATATGATTATCGCGGCTGAGGAAATTATGAAAACCAAAAAGAAAATGAATCAGATGCTCGCCAAATTTTGTGGTCAAAGACTAAATAAGGTTGAAAAAGACGCGGATCGTAATTTTTTCATGTCGGCTGAAGAAGCCTTAGAATATGGAATAATTGATTCAATCATCGGTGGGAAATCCAAATAAGGGTATAACCCCAGGGCTTGTAGCTTAGTGGCAGAGCAGGGGACTCATAATCCTCCGACGGGAGTTCGATTCTCCACGGGCCCACAATAAAGGAAAAATTATGACAATGAATGTTTTTATACTAGAAGATGATATGAATAGAATGGAATGGTTCCATAACAATATGTCAAGATTGTTGGACTCATACGATTACAATATTATTGCTGCAGAAGATGTGGCCACCGCCAAGAAATTATTTGAAGTGTGGAATGGAGAATTCGGAATGTATTTTCTAGACCATGATCTGGGTGGTGAACAGATGGTAAGTATTCAGGAACCAAATACTGGTTCTGAATTTGCAAAGTGGTTGGTTGAACAGGGTGTCAAGGGTAATAAAGAGACAATATATGTCCACTCCCTTAATCCTGCAGGGGCTATAAATATTATGGCCAATTTTGACAAATCAATTCGAGCGCCGTTTACTTGGTTGGTAACGGGCTTGGATAAGTTATAAACACATAAAACTCAAAGGAGAAAAAATGAGAAAATTTATGTTGGTGTTGTTAATGTTCATGATGGTGTTTTCAGTAATGAACTGTAGTATTGATTCGGCGGATGCTGGTCAGGAATTGGTGATTATAAAGCAACCAATTTTCTTTGGCAGTGGTGGAGTTCATCCCGTATCATTTCCAGCTGGGGATACACAATGGTACGCTTTAACGAGTTATGCTGAATTTTTTAATGTATATCCGCAGGAATACAAAGAGACTTTCACTGATCTTATTACACAAGACAATAACCCAGTAGATTTCGATGTATATATTGAATTACAGATTCAAAAGGGTAAATCTGCAGAGCTTGTTGAAAATTTTGGAAAAGATTGGTACAAGCAAAAAATAGCTAAAAAGGGTCGTGAATTCGTTCGTAATTTTGGTCGTGGGCAAACAATGTTTGATCTTACCACAAATGAAATTATAGCTCTTGAAATGCAACAAGTTGCATTTGATGGTCTTGTAAATCATATAGCAACCGAAGGTGTGCCGATTGATGTCAACCGTGTATCAGTTGGTAAAGTAACACCACCACAAGCTGTTATTGATGAAACTATTAAAACGGCCGCACAGAAACAACGATTTATGACTGAAGAAGCTGGGGCTCAAGCTGAGCTTGCTCGAGAAGATCGTGAAACAAATAAAGCTATTGCCGATAAAGCATACCGTGATGAATTTGGAATGTCAAACGCACAATATATTGAACTACGTGGTTTGGAAATTCAGAGAGAAATCGTCGAAATGGCTAAGGAAAAGGATAATGTTGACCTACTTATCAATGTAGGGAACAGAGAAATTCAACCGATGTACCAGAAATAAACAACTAGTCCCCTTAAATGGGGACACATGATCTCGTAGTACAATGGAAAGTGCGTGGGTTTCCTAAACCCGAAATGAAGGTTCGACTCCTTCCGAGATTACACTGGAAATAAATATTAAGACTATTTATGTCCACATTAACCAATAAAGGAGTTCCAATGCGAACCGAAGATGTACCAATTAAAATACCAACAATGCTTATCATGACCGCCAAGAAATTTATTATCACAATAATATTGGTGGCTTTGATAGTAACCTCGTTATCACTGTTTACCTATCATGAAAAATGGGTGGAACCTGCTAATTGGGAAATGCAGAAACAAATAAATCATGGCAACTTAGAAACATTTAGAAATACGGTGGATTTGTTCGATGCACATCTGCTCATATTACAATTGGAAGAGAGGGTATCCGAATTGGTAAAACCGACTTCATTTAGTGTTCGGATGACAAATTACTATCCAGTTGAAGAACAATGTGACGCTGACCCACTTACTACGGCCAGTATGAAAGTAATTATCCCAGATGATGCTACGAATCATAGATGGATTGCAATTAGTTGGGATTTACACAAATGGCTCAGTACACAAATTCCAAAGGATGACCCAGCGTATGGAAAGGGTCAATTTGAAATGGGTGATTATGTTGAACTTACTGGGTATGGGAATTCGGTTGATGGAATTTATCAGATTACAGATACGATGAATTCACGACATAGAATGGCAATTGACCGCCTTACAAATGTGAATTCGCCACTTGAATTTGCAGAGAATGTTACAATCACAAAAGTATTCATTCCAGAATTACATCCAATTGATGCATAAATAATTGTATTTGGATACACTAATAACTATTTATTAACAAGGAAGTATCGACATAGGCACGTCAAGCACCCTGCTAAGGTGTGGCTCGGAAACGGGTTCTAGGTTCGATTCCTAGTACTTCCGCATTATTATACCCAATTAAACTAAAAAAAGGGGTTACAAAATGACACAATGGCAAAGATTCACACACGAAGAAATCGAAGACTTGGAAAAGACTATGATGATTGATATCGCGAATGCACCAACAAAGGAATTGACTTGGTACATTGGAAGTGACAGCCAAGTAAAACATGGTAAAATCAAGTACATTACCGCTATCGTTATACTGTTTGACGGTAAGGGTGGACGGGGTTACTACAAGGAAGTCACGGAAAAATTGAGTTACAAGATTTCCATTAGACAAAAGATTTTCCAGGAAACGCACATGTCAGTGGAAACTGCAATTTGGTTAAATCCAATATTGGAGAAGATGAATTACTGTGTAGAGGCTATTCACGCTGATGTAAGTGACGACCCAATCAATGCAAGTAACGCTGTAATGAATGAGTGTCTTGGGTACATTAGAGGTTCTGGTTTCGCAGCAGTTGGAAAACCCGACTCCTGGGCAGCCATGGAAATTGCTGACCGCTTCAGTAAATAGGTTGCTAAAGTAATAGCGTGTTTTCCCCATCTCGATGATACTTATTATTGAAGGAGAAAACAATGATTATATACAAAACTACAAACGCCTTAAACGGCAAATTCTACATAGGGAAATCTAAATATGATAACCCCGACTATATTGGTTCGGGGTCCATATTGAAAAAAGCAATACAAAAATACGGCAAGGAAAATTTTGTCAAGGAAGTTATAGAACGATGTGAGGATGAAACACAATTGAATATCAGGGAAATATATTGAATTAAAAAAACTGATGCCATTAATATTGGGTATAATTTATATCCGGGTGGTGAAGGTGGATGCACACCTGAAGCTTCCAAGAAAATAGTTGAGGCGAGGCATAACAACGGGCAACCATGGCATTCAGCTGAACGCAATCGAAAAGTTTCTATCGCTTTAACTGGTCATAAACAAACGGCCGAAACTAGGAAAAAGAATAGTGATTCTCACATAGGACAAAAACCGTGAAACGAAGGTTTAACCAATGATGATCCGAGAATCCTAGCTGGTGCAGAGAAACAAAAGGTTACAAAAAAGAAAAAATTTGCAAGTGGGGAATTGACAAATACTTGGAATAAGGGTAAAACCATTCAAGAACATTTCCAATTAGAATGTCCAGTTTGTGGGCAGGAATATGAAATTTATACATACCCATTATGATACAAAAATGGTAGGTATAAGAAAACTTGTTCAAAGCCATGTGCGGATAAAATGATGTGGGAAAGTAGAAGGAAATAAATGGAAAATAAAGACGTGACAAAATTTCTCAAATATATTGAGGCTGAATGTTTCTTCGTTAAATTGTGGGAAGAGGAAAATCGGACATTTCATATTGATTGTACTTGCCGATATTGTAAGGCTACTGAAGCGTGGATGACGCTTTCATGGTGGAGAAAATTTAAAGCAAAATTGGAGTTATAAAATTTATGACGAATAAAATGAAATTATACATCGCGGGTCCCATTACAGGTGGAACATTTGAAGATGTAGAAAAAAAGTGGGCCGGCACTATAAAACGGTTAAAAAAACACTATACTATACTATCACCATTATTTGGCAAATCCAAATATATTCGACCGGAAATGCAGTGTGAAGCTTCAGAAGGTCAAGGGATGAAATATCTGTCCCCAATCACTACTGATAGGGCAATTGTAGGTCGTGATCACTGGATGGTGGAACAATCTGATATTGTATTTGTGGATTTGGTGGGTTCCAAGATAGTATCAATTGGATCGGTATGTGAAATTACCGCTGCATATTTGCACAATAAACACGTTGTGGTAGCTATGGAACAGGGCAATATCCATAGACACGCGTTTGTCTTAATGGAATCTGATATTGTATTCCCAAATAGAGAAGACGCGTTGGATTACATTGAAGAATTAGGGAAAAGTTTTAGAGGTTAATATGACAAATAAAAAATTAATAGGTTGGATCATGATTGGAACTTTCGTGGCATTATTATTCGGGGGAGCTGTATTGGTCATGGGATTGCTTAATGCATTAATCCTATGGGGATCGGCGGGAACGTTGGCTTTCCTTTTCATTTATGGTATAAAATTGATATATGAGAATTAAAAGATGGCAACAAAGGTTACAAAAAAGGTTATTAAAGACATATTCAACTGATGTTTAACTGAATATGGAATCAGTGAATATCAAGGGTGAGAACCCCACCTAATAATTGACAATACAAAGGATTACCCAAGCAATGGGGAATTTTACTCGGATGATAATGATATCTATATATACCCAAAATCAGGTGGAATGGATATCCAAAGGACTATATTTGTGATGATTCACGAATTTAAGCATTATCACCAATCACCAACTTGATTGACTCGGTATATCACTATGTACAACAATAATCCCGAATGTCCGTATGAAATAGAGGCGGATGCCCTCGCGGAGAGGGATTGAATGAAATGTTATAGGGATTTATTTATAAAATAAAGGAACTAGGTTATGGATTTACATGAATTAAGGCTCAATTTTGTTACGTGGTCACCACTATGGGTGATTCCAACGGCATTTATTTATTGGCCAACCGGAGTGGCACTACTGGTATTACAGCTCGGTGTGATGTTTTGGGATTTAAAAGTGAATTAAAAATAAAGAAAACGCTTGACTTTGTCAGTATAATCTTGTATCTTCAAGTATGAAAAGAGAGGAAAATGTTTTGAAAGTTTGGAAAAAAGAGGAAATTAAAGTATTATTGGAAACCCGGAAGGACGCTGTCATTCGGGGTTTGTTGGTTATATACGATAGGCAAACCGAAGATGAGAAAAATTCGGAGATTACCACTCATGCGAATGGGATTGGGTACTCTGGAGCTCACGCTGAAATTATGACTTCATTCGCGAAGTTCTACAAACAACACAAATTCCTATCTCCCAAGCAGACCAATATCGCTCGGAAGATTATTGTCAAATACGCTAGACAGTTGGCCGATGAAGCTAACGCTAATGAGGAAAAAAAGTGGAAAATATCTAATGGGGAAATTTCAACACCGTCAGCATTGATTGCCATTTGTGATGAGGACAGATGAGTAATAGAATTGATATCCATGGCCATTTGACCACATTCGGGGAAATTTTAAATGAAAAAAGCACATTCAATGAATGGTGGCGTGGGAATTTTTGTGAAGGATTGTCATGCGTGGGATGTATATATGCTAAGGGAATGTGCCCCGACAAATTTGGGAATATTTTCGAACTCGAGGAAGATAATCATCTAGATTCACGAAATGATGAAATCCGAGAGGTAATGGAATGGTTGACAAGTGATCACAAAGCTAAAGAGGAAATCCCTGTTGTTCCCGCGGAGCCAACGCTCACACTTGAAGAAAAAGTTGACAATCTCACTGCAATGGTGTTGGAAATAAAAGAAGTTTTATGCATAGTCGAGCAAGAAAACGCTTGACTTTGTCAGTATAATCTTGTATCTTCAAGTATGAAAAAGGATAAGACATTGAAAATTAAAAGTTTATACAAACCTATTATCGCCACATTGGGTGGAAAACGATATGTATGTGGCAATAAATTGGTAGAAATTGAACCACATATCACAATGGAAAATATAGAATGGGAACGCCAGTATCCAATCGGTTTTAGATTGAATGATACTTATGTCTCCAGAACTTTGGCAATGGTTTCAGGCGGCAATGTCGTTGCAACCATCATCGGTTCCAAAGGTGACACATACAAAATTAAAGAAAATAACGGAAAATATAATTGTAATTGTAAGGGGTACACATTTAATTCTAAGTGTAAACACCTTACTAATTTCGTCTCTGAAAGGGAATAAAATGGCTCGTAAAAAATTAGCAAAAAGAACTGCATCAAAATCAAAGGGGAAAACTTTCGATACCAGTTCACAGGCATTCAAATGGGTGGTATGTACTATTGATGGTTGCATCGAAGAAGTTAAGATCGACTTCGCGAGCATTAGTGCAATTTGTTACAAACATACAATGGGTAGGGTTCCATTTATCGAACCTGCATCACGTAAAAAGAAATCCACTGGTCGCCCACGCGGTTGGCAGTTTATGAATGAATTTGTCGATAGTGACAAAACAGTATTTCATCGGGGTGTAGAACAACCCGAATTAAAGGGTACACTTCCTGTATCAGATGTCGTTAAAATCAAAGCCGATCAGAAGCAGTCTGCTAAGGAAAAGAAAGCCCGTAAGACAGATCGGTTAATCAAACGGCACGAAAAGGCTCAAGAGGCCCGAAGAAAAGATGCCGGTAAGGCAAAACCTGGTCGCCCTAAGACTAAGAAAAAAGCAGTCAAAAAGACTGTTAAAGTCCAGACCAAATTTGGGGATTTGAAAATTCCATACAAATTAAAAAACAAAAAGTATTTTGTCGCCAGTGATAATAATCGGGCGTGGGGTAAATTTGATACCATGGCTGAAGCCCGAAAAGCTAAGACTAAGTTCAATCGTGAACATGGTAAGGACAATGTCAAGGGCATTGTATTGGTATCCAAAGACGGTAGGGCTTGGAAATAATGAAAACTAACATGATTTTAGAACTTTGGGATGAGAATACTGGGGTGGCACGCAGGTGGAATTCCGATATCAATGATGTTCAATTTAATGAATTGTGGGATAAATATCAAGATGATTGGAACAAGCTTGAATCTCAAAATGGAACTATGTATTTTAGTGGTTCCCTTGACAATTTCGATGAAAATGACGTTTGGGTTATGGGTTGGAGCTCCAGTGAAGTTTCCGAATTTGGGAGCTGGGACACCGTTCAAACTGAAATTTTAAGATGGCTTGATGAATCCGGATATTCCTATGAAAGAATTGAAGATCATCAATATGAATTGGAAGATGAAGATGAAGAAGAAATAAATGTGAGATTGGACTTCTAATGAATAAAATTATTACAGACGAAAAACTTCTAAGGAATAAATGTGAAAATGTCTCACTTGAAGAGGGTGAGACTATTGCTGCACAATTATTTGAGATACTAACCGCTACTGAATCTGGAGTGGCATTGGCCGCTAATCAGGTGGGGATTAACAAGAATGTGGTGGTTATCAATGTAAAAGAACCCATCTATCTTATTAATCCAATTATCACATCACAGTCCGGTGAAGTCTATTATGACGAGGGGTGTTTATCATTCCCAGGACAATCCGTAAAAACAAAAAGATTTGACACAATAGAAGTAGTATCAGATAATTACCCGGCCGGTGTATGTTTTACCGCATTGGGTAAAAATGAAATTGATACATTGGAATGTGTCGCCGCACAACATGAAATCGACCATCTGAATGGTGTTGTCATGTTTGATAGGGAATATAAACCAACTCCAATCAAAGCTGAGCACAATTTTGGTAGGAATGAAAAGGTTACCATTTCTAAAGATGAAGAAAAACGTGAAATAAAGTGGAAAAAGGCAGAAAAGTTGATAGAAACCGAAGGCTGGAAACTACTTATAGATGGATAAATAAAGGAAAAGGTTATGGGCATTATTAAAAGTATTTTGGACAACGATCAGTATAAGCTGTCAATGATGAAAGCTGCAATCTCTGAGTATCCAAATACAATTGTAAAGTACAAATACAAAAACCGATCACCAAAAAATCAAATCTTTACTCAAGATCATGTTGATAGACTTAAATATGAAATTGAAGAAATGAAGCATCTGGCATTAACAGGTGCTGAAAAAGAATTTTTGGCAAAAAAATCATCCTATCTGGGGCCAATGTTTTTGGATTTCCTGAGTGGATATCGTTATGACCCAAGTGAAGTAACTGTAAATCTGGTTGGAAGTGAAATTGAACTAACCATTTACGGATTATGGTATAGAACCATTCTCTGGGAAGTTCCACTTATGGCTCTCATTTCTGAGATTTATTTCGAAGGAACTGAGCTGGATATGGATTTGGTATTGAATAATATCATATCAAAAAAACACATGATTGAAGGAGCTGAAATTAATGTTTCAGATTTTGGTACTAGACGCCGATTCTCATTGATGATTCACCAGCTGGTGGTGGAAACTTTGAAAGACGTGTTGGTTGGTACAAGTAATGTGTATCTAGCTTTCCTTTTCAATCTAATACCAATTGGGACACACGCTCATGAATGGTTTATGTTCCACGGGGCCAAATATGGTTATCGTTCCGCAACCTACAAATCCTTAGAGAAATGGAGTAATGTCTACAGGGGCAACCTTGGAATAGCATTAACAGATACATATACTACAGACGTATTTTTACGTGATTTTGATATGTATTTCGCCAAATTATTTGATGGTGTCAGGCAAGACAGCGGTGACGAAATAGAATTTGGTGAAAAGTTTATTAATCATTATGAGAGTATGGGAATTGATCCGGCTACCAAAGCTGTTATCTTTTCAAATGCTCTAACAATCAAGAAATGTGTCACAATCAACGACCATTTCAGAGGCAAAATTAAAGATGGGTATGGAGTCGGCACACATTTCAGTAATGATGTCGGTGTAACACCCATGAACATGGTTATTAAATTGAGTGGGATTTATGATCAGAATGGTGAATTAATCCACGCAGTAAAATTATCAGATGATAAAGAGAAAAATACAAGTGATTCAGTGGAAGCAATTGAGAATTGCAAATTCAGCTTGGGATTACAATAAAAATGAAAAGGAAATAATATGGCAAAATACATAGAATTTGACAGGGATGCACGAGAAAAATTAAAGGTTGGTGTTGATACACTTGCCAATGCCGTAAAGGTCACACTGGGGCCCAAGGGTAGAAATGTTGTAATTGAGAAGAAATCAGGTCCTCCAATTATGACAAAAGACGGGGTTACCGTTGCAAAGGAAATTGAGTTGGAAGACCCACGTGAGAATATGGGTGCCCAAATGGTACGAGAAGTCGCATCAAAGACTTCAGATATCGCTGGGGATGGTACTACAACCGCTACAGTGTTGGCACAGTCTATCGTTGAAGAGGGGCTAAAAATGGTTGCTGCTGGTTCAAACCCAATGGAAATTAAGAGGGGCATTGATGCCGGAGTTATCGAAGTTGTAAAGGCGATTAAGGTACTGAGCAGGGATGTTAAGAGCTCGGATGAGATTGCACAGGTTGGAACTATCTCGGCAAACAATGATGAAGAGATTGGCAAGTTGATTGCAGAAGCTATGGATCGGGTTGGAAAAGACGGTGTTATTACGGTTGAAGAATCAAATACGGCCGATACATATCTTGAGACAGTTGAGGGAATGCAATTTGATAGGGGTTATCTATCTCCTTATTTTGTAACCAATTCCGAAAGTATGGAAGCTCAATTGGATGAACCAGTGATTCTTCTTTATGATAAAAAGATTGGTGCAGTTCAACAAATCTTGCCTATTTTGGAAAAAATGGCCGCACTACAGAGACCGATTTTAATTGTCGCTGAAGATGTTGAGGGTGAAGCTCTCGCCGCTTTGGTTGTAAATAAACTGAGGGGTACATTGAATGTAGCTGCTGTTAAGGCACCTGGATTTGGTGATGGTAGAAAAGAAATGTTACAGGATATTGCCATTTTAACTGGTGCAACTGTGATTTCTGAGGAACAGGGTTACACATTGGAAACCGCTGAAGTAGAGCATTTGGGATCATGTAAAAATGTGATCGTTGACAAGGATAGAACTATTCTCATTGACGGTGCAGGTGAAATTATTGATCTTGAGACTAGAGTTAGTGATTTGAAGAAACAGATTGACAACTCAACTTCTGATTATGACAAGGGAAAAATGCAAGAACGTCTGGCTAAATTGTCAGGTGGTGTAGCTGTTCTTCATGTTGGAGCACCAACCGAAGTTGCCATGAAAGAGAAAAAGGATAGAGTGGATGACGCTCTACACGCTACTCGAGCAGCAGTTGATGAGGGAATTATCCCCGGTGGCGGTGTTGCACTTTTGAGGGCATCACAGGAATTATCACTAGAATTAGAGGGTGACCAACAGCTGGGAATTGAAATTCTCAAACGAGCTCTTGAATCTCCAATTCGACAAATTGCGTTGAACGCCGGTTGGGAAGATTCGGTTGTAGTGTTAAAAGTAAAAGAAGGAACCGATGATTTTGGATTTGATGCACGAGCAGAAGATTTCAAAAATCTCATTGAAGCGGGTATTATTGACCCAACTAAAGTAGCTCGAGCAGCATTGGAAAATGCCGCATCAGTTGCTGGACTTCTACTTACAACGGAATGTGCTATTTGTGAAATTCCAAATGAAAATGCTCCTGTCGACCCAATGGGTGGGCAACAAATGGGCGGCATGTATTAAAAAATAACGGTTGACTTTCACCTGAATATCTTGTATATTCAGGTGTAAGGAAAAAGGAGATTATATGGATGTACAAAAACAAATTGATGGTTTGACAAAACAAATCAAAGATTATGTTCATGGGGCAGGTAAAAAAGGTGTGGTAATTGGAATGAGTGGTGGAATTGATTCTGCTGTCTCATTTGAACTCGCCATTAAGGCATTAGGGGCTGACAACGTATTCGCTGTTAGTATCCCTATTTTAGCTAATACAGGTGAAGAGTTTTCATCCGCGAGTGACATGTGGGGATATGTTTGGGAAAAGCGTGGAGTACGGCATGTAACCGCTCACGCTAGTTCACCAGTCATAGCAACGACATCTGCCGTTGAAAAGGCATTGGGTCACAAATTGAAAAATAACCTGACTTATGCCAATATTCAAGCTAGGGAACGTATGAATGTTCTTTACGCTTTCGCATCCGAATTGGATTATCTTGTTATCGGAACTGGTAATAAATCAGAACACAAAATTGGTTATTTTACAAAATGGGGTGACGGTGGAGTTGACTTTGAACCACTTGGAGCATATTACAAAGACGAAGTTTATGAACTTGGTAGAGCATTATATGTACCAGGTTGGATTCTAAACGCCGCTCCTTCTGCTGGGTTATGGGAAGGTCAAACTGATGAAAATGAAATCGGTATGAGTTATGATGAACTTGATTCTTATTTGAGATGGGATGAGTTTCAAAATTCCCTTTTTGAATTTGATGAGGAGAATGGGAAAAATTGCCCACTCAGCCCTGAGAAACAAAAAATAGTTGTTAAATTAATGGGGGCAGCTAATCATAAGAATAAAATGCCACCAACATTTGAAAGGTCAGAATAATGGCAGTAAAAGTATTATACAAAGGTAAGTGGATGGAAATGCATGGCCGTGAAGTTGATGGTCATGATGATTATGAATTCACCCACAGAGCGGGTGGCCGAGAAGCCGTTTATATGATTCCAACAACTGAAAATAATGAATTGATTATGATTTTGAATCATAGGTATTCAGTTAATAAAAAAGTATTGGAATTTCCAGCTGGGCTTATGGATGAAGGTGAAGAACCATTCCATACGGCCAACAGGGAACTTCTTGAAGAAACTGGATATGAAGCCAATGTGGTTATAATGCACCCATTGGGGATGAGCAACTCTGGGGGATCGGATGAAGAAGTTTGGGCCGCTAGAATGAAGGGTTGCAAGAAAATTAGTGAACAACAATTGGATGACGGTGAAAATATTGAGGTGTTGATAATCCCAGAATATGATCTGATTTCGACAATAATGGGGTACCGTGATTTGGGATTTAAAATAAGTTCAAGAGTAATCGCCTACATGATAGGTAAAGGAGAGTAGCATGGGAAAAACAGCGTTATTAGTAGTGGATGTACAAAAAGATTTTTGTGAAGGTGGCCCATTGGCCGTTCCAGAAGCGGAGATGGTTGTACCAATTATCAATGAATTGATGGAAAAGGTCAGTTTTGATTTGATAGTGGGTACTATGGATTTTCATCCTAAAGGTCATGGTAGTTTTGCATCGACTCATGGGGCCGAAGTATTTAGCATGGGTGAGCTTGGTGGAAACCCACAGGTAATGTGGCCCGATCACGCGATACAGGGAACAGATGGCGCTCGTTATCATAAACAGCTTAATCAGGGCGACTTGGAATACATTGTACACAAAGGGTTTAATCCTGATGCAGATTCCTATAGTGGATTCGCTGATGCAGATGGAACAGAAACGGATTTAAATAAATTCCTACAAGACCATGCCATTGAAACTGTTTATGTGGTTGGATTGGCTACCGATTATTGTGTCAAATTTACTGCCTTAGATTCTTTAAGTCGTGGTTATGATACCATTATGGTGCTCGATGCCGTAAGGGGTGTTGAACAGAATCCCGGTGATTCTGAGGCCGCTATTGATGAATTTTTCAAAATGGGTGGAGAAGTTACGCTTTCTGAAACTCTTTTGAAATATGGATTATAAGATGCAAAAGGCTCTAACCTTCGATGATGTAACGATTATCCCAAAATATTCGGAAGTAGAATCTAGATCAGAATGTGACGTGTCAACGCACATTACAAGCAATTGGGTATTGGATATTCCGATTATCGCCACAGCGATGGATTCCGTATGTGAATCTCGTATGGCAATTTTGATGTATAAGTATGGTGGTATTGGGTTCATCCATAGATTTATGTCTATTGATAAGCAGGTTGAAGAGGTCGAAAAAACATTAAATAGTGTAAAAATTTATGAGGGCTGGGATGTCCACAATGATGTTGATTTGAAATATCCAATTGGTGCCGCTATCGGCATTAAAGAGGAAGAGAAACAACGCGCTGCAAAATTGATTGAAGCTGGGGTGGATATTCTTATGATTGATGTAGCACATGCTCATCATGTGGGGGTTAAACGCATGTTGGGATGGCTCAAAAAGAACCATCCAAAAACCGATTTATTTGTTGGAACGGTTGCAACCGCCGAAGCTACCCACGATTTAATTAAATGGGGAGCAGATGGAATTCATGTCGGTGTAGGCGGCGGTTCATTATGTGAAACTCGTATTAGAGCCGGCGTTGGAATCCCAATGATTTCATCCGTTCAGGAATGCGTAGAAGCAATGTCATACTTATGTGAAATGGGAGAACCCAAAAAATTACGTGTAGGCAAACATGTTCCAATTTCATCAAATGGTGGCATCACTACTCCCGGAGATATGGCTAAAGCAATTGGTGCTGGTGCAAGTACGGTTACGATTGGTTCACTCCTAGCAGGAACAAAAGAGACCCCCGGTGCATTCAAAAGAGAAGGGAAATATCCCAATGAACAACTATATAAAGAATATAGGGGTTCGGCGTCATTATCTTCCAAATTGGATCGTGGAGAATCAACACATATTGAAGGAAATAGTGTGCGTGTACTATTCAAGGGTTCTGCCAAAAGAATTCTAAAGGAACAGGTTGAGGGTCTGAAATCTGCCATGAGTTATTGTGGTGCGGTTGACATTGAAACCTTTCAAGCGAATTGTGATTTTGTGGGGGTGACACCTGCTGGTCAAGTAGAAGCAAAACCCCATTTGATGACTTAAAAATTTAAAGTATTTTAAAATAAATGCGTTAAAAATTAAAGTTTCCTCTATTTAATTAATGACAAGACTAATTAATCATAGGAGGAAATTATCATGGACAAATTAGACATTATTTTAAGTCTACTTGAAGAAGCATTGGAAGATGCCGATTGGGAAAAAGTTGGTGAAGCTCATAGCATTCTGATTGCACAATATGAAGACCCATATAGTGAATACAATTTAGATGATATCGGCAATACGTCAGATAATTCTGATGTTTGAGACGACTAGGTAATACTTATATATACAGATGGAGCACCACCTAAGAGCCGAGGCGTTCAAGGTGCCCTACTATTGGAAACTCACCATACTTAGGAAAACCAATAGTGGCTACAATTAATGGGGTTGTGGTCAACGTAGTGAACAATTTAGCGGGGTCACTACCCATTAACTCGGGGCGAAATTTGGTTTCGACGGGATGATTTTTGACAATTGGTGCAAGTAGTGATGGTACACTTTAAAAAGCCAAAAGACCAAGTAATTGGCACACAAGTACAATACGCAGTCGCAGCTTAATAAGCGGACTTCCGAATCCTATCCGATTCTAATAAGATAACGATTCGTCATTAATTAGATTTGTCCAACCGATGTGGGACGAATAAATCCAGAACCGGCGTTCCAGATCAATTCGGGGAGTACGATAACTGAAATAGGATGACGGGATATTTTTTGTAACTTTTTGAGAAATCCGACATCAAACATAAAAGGATGCTAAACTTGTAACGACCGATTGGTGAATACATTGCGGACTAGGGTTCAAATCCCTATCGCTCCACAACATTATTATCGAGCGTTCTGGGTTCCTAACTCGTATGAGAAGGGCTCAGATGCGATGATATTTCAATTAAAAATGGAGGTTATATGATAGAATATTGTAAGGGCGATTTATTACAATCTGATATTAAATACATTGCACATGGGTGCAACTGTAAATTATCAATGGGTGCCGGAATAGCACAACAAATCAGACACCAATTCCCAAAGGCTCACAAGGCTGATCTAGAAACCCTATGGGGCGACCCCGCAAAAATGGGGACATTCACAGAAGCATATCAACATGGAAAAGTCATTATAAACGCATATACTCAATTCAACTATTCAACGGACAAGCTCGATGTCGATTATGACGCGGTGCGCACAGTCATGGAAAAGATTGAATTGCTTCTACAAAAAGAAGAAAATATGTGGGAAGAGGGAGATGAGGAATACAAGAGTATTCAATTGGGCATGCCACGTATTGGATGTGGACTTGCTGGGGGAGATTGGAATATTGTAGAAGGTATTTTGGATGAGGTGTTTGCAAATAGAACAATTTATGTGTATGATTGGAAAAACCCAGATTGGATATTATCGGGTGATGAATGGGATCGCGTAGAAAAGAATTTTAAAAATGGTACTTGGAAAGTATCACAGGAAGGTTAGGTTATGTTTAAATTAACAGCAGAAGAAATTACAGAATCTTATGAAAAATTGATTGATATCATTGACAGCACTTTTGAAGGTGAACGTCGTGATAATTTGATTAAGATGTATGAGCATTTCGGTGACAGATTATTATTGGCACCGGCTAGTGGAAAAGATCATTTTCACTTAGCAGTACCGGGTGGGTATCTCAAACACGTTTTGAATATAATTGAAGTATCAGAGATGATGGCTAAAATGTATAGGCACATTGGTGGTACAACGGACTTCACTGACGAAGAGAGAATCTTTGCGGCTATGCACCACGATCTAGGGAAGCTTGGAGATATTGATAATGATTACTATGTTCCAGCTACAAACGACTGGCAAATTAAAAGGGGCATCAGATACGAATATAATTCAAATTTGAATTTTATGGATGTTACTGATAGGTCTCTATTTTTATTGCAACAATTCGATATCAAAATTACAGATAATGAAATGTACGGCATCAGACTAGCCGATGGAATGTTCAAGGAATTGAACAAGTCATATTTCAATACATATAGTGATGACATGCAAATGAAGAATCATCTGCCGTTTATCATTCATTGGGCCGATTGGATGTCTACTAGAATGGAATACGACACTCGGATGAATGTTGTAAATCTGGAAACTAAACAAGAGAAAAAAGCGATAAATAATATAAAAGATTCATTGATTAAACCCAAAGCAAAACCTGAGAAGGTTACGTCTAAGGTTGACCCAATGGCCACTTTTAGTAAATTTTTCGATGAAATGGAGAAATAGTATGAATTTAAAAAACATCCTTATTGGGATTGGGAGTGTGTGATTTTTAGCGGTTAATTTATTAGTCATAAATGTATATTTTGGGATAGGGTGGTTATCTATTGGATTATTCGGTGTGCTATTATTAATGGCATCTATGGGATATGTCATATATAATCAATTCCAGAAAAATATATTTCTAGAACAGTGGGTGGAAGCATTCACTGTAAAAATCATTCACGTGAATGAAGAATTAGATAGGATTGATTCGACTGGAGTCTTCAAAGCAGATGATGAGGTTGGATTCGTCTTCACAGAAATTAAGGAAGTAGTAGCGATGCTATCCGAATTAGTAGAGGAATAAAATGGCGAGAAAAAAGAAAAAGAGCAACATGTATTTCACAATGGAAACCCAAGACGCGATTAACCGGTATAATGAGAGATTGAGCAGATGTTGTAATCATCATCCAGCGGATTGGGTAATTTCCAATTCCGAGATATTGGCAAAATTGGGATATACCCCAGATCAAATTGCCGAAAAAAGTAAGGAAATCAAAGCGGTTAAAGTGGAAGATGTATGTGGAGAATGCTATAGCATAGCTGAATATGATTTTGCAAGGACTCATTCTGAGAGGAATATTATTTACAGAAATGAGATACAATTCGCATTTGATAAATTGGCTGAGAATATTATCCACACTTTCAAATTTTATTATTTTGATATTCCAGTGGAAGATGTCATGGCCGAAGTGGTGTCATTTTTGATAATGAACATCCACAAATACAAACCATGTAAAGGGAAAGCGTTTTCCTATTTCAGTATTGTTGTTAAGAATTATTTGATATTGCACAACAATAGAAATTATGCAAAGAAGAAAATCCATGACAGCGTCGATACTATTGATTTTGTCAGGAACATTACCACAGAACAAAAGCAAGCCCATCTCAAAGAGGACAAGGCCGAATTTATCCATTATCTCATAGAATATTGGGAGAACAATTTAACCACAGTATTCAAGCGCAAGAAGGATATTGGGGTAGCCGATTCAGTAGTGCATCTATTAAGAACCTGTGATGAGATTGAAAACTTCAACAAGAAATATTTGTATGTATTAATCAGAGAATTGAATGGTTCCAAAACCCAGCATATCACTCGGATTATCAACATTATGAAAAAACACAATGAGAAACTATTGAAGCAATTTAATTCTACTGGATATGTGGATACTGCTTGTACGGGTTCATTCTTGTAAAAAATTAACACATTTTGGAGACTACAACAGGGCACTATTTATTTAGTGCCCTTTTTTTGTTTATTCATATTTATTAGTGAGTTATAATATCACACCTTAGAGGAAATAAAAAAATGAACACAGAATATGAAATTTTCAAAGATAAGACACTATCTTCACTATTCGAGGATATATATGTCAATTCAACCGATAATAAGGCACAGCTGGAATTATTGATTGAAAAAGTAGCATTGCTGATTACGAATACATCTTCAGCCGCTACAATTGTTCCAGTAGTCAAAGAATTTTTTGATATCAAAGTTAAAAACGATGAGAACCTTATTAAGCTCGCTGGAATCATTCAGAAATTAATCTCTGCAGAGGGTAAGGGTGGATCGGAAAGGGAGTTCGGAATGTCTGATGATGAAAAGGCCCGACTTCTAGATGATGCTACCAATGAAATAGACAAATTGAAAAAGAAAACCACAACGGTAACCGATGAAATTGGAAAAATAATCCCAAAGGAATTTATAGATGGCGTGGAAAAAAAGTAATAACATATCAAATTTACCTTCATTTAACAATGGAGTTACTTCTCTTGGAGACGTTTACAGGTTGCAAAAAACCAGAGAGAATAGCGAAGAATTTTATGAATTGGAAATTGCCGAAGTCATTGAAATAATGCTGGATCAGGATGATTTGCCAGAAATGGAAGATGGTACGGTTGATTACTCACTTATAGGGGCCGCCAAGTTAAGAATGGTATATAGTGAGCATGGCAAAAATGAATCCGAGTTGAGTTGGACTTATCCAATGGATACAAATTTAAAGGAATATCCATTAAAGGGTGAATATGTTATAGTACAAAGTTATTTGGGCCAACAATTTTATGGTCAAAAAGTGAATTTATTAGCTTCAGTTAATTCCAATTCCATCCCCGGTATAAGTAATAATGCGGGTGATGATTCGGAATTTGAGATTGGGGACATTTTCACAATCAATACGGATATTAGACAACTATGACCACATGAGGGTGATATCATATTTAATGGCCGCTTTGGTCAGGGGATACGATTTGGTAAAAATGATCTGGATGATACGCTACCTCCAAATATAAAAATTTCAGTTGGTCATGCCGATTTTGATAACACTGTTTTACATAAACCCGCCGATGAAAGTTTGGATGAAGACGCATCCTCAATATGGATGGTATCCAATGAGGAAGTATCCATCGTTCAGGGGTATCTAAGTGCCTTAATACCATCATTAAATGAAGGTAAGCAAATTATATTAAATTCTGATAAGTTGATATTTAATACTAAGAACGGCGGTGACATTGGGATGTTGTCAAGTAACAATATTGTTCTGGGGGCTACTGCTAAGGTGGTGGTTGAATCTCCGGAAATCAAATTTGGTTCGGATGACGCTACAGAGCCACTAGTATTGGGGGAAGTGTTGCAAGGATTATTGGGGGAATTGATAGACGCTATAAATTCGATATCCGTTCCAACTGGAGTAGGCCCAAGCGGGCCACCAGTTAATGCGGCACAGTTTGCGGCTATAAAAACAAAATTGGGACAAATGTTAAGTCCCCAAAATAAGACGCTTTAATCATGCCATTATTACAACCAATATTGGCGAAAAATTTGGGCGATTTAATGACAATGGAAGAGGGAAAAGATGTGACACCCAAAGATTGGGCCGATGCAGTTGGGGATTATTTCCAACAATCATTATTTCCAATTGCCGGAGGGAATCTAGCCGGAGCCAAATCCGCATTTATTGCAACGATTGGGCCCACTTTTCCACCAGTTGGGGCATTGCCCCTTTTACAATTGGCATTTTTACAATTTGCCGTAGTGGCGTCGTCAATACCGGGAACAGGGGGACCAAACATTCCACCAGTTACCCCATTGATATTGGCACCAATAATTCCGATTGGAATGGGAGGTGCACCGGCACCAGTAGTTGCAAACACAATGGCAACGATTATTGATGTTTGATTTAGAACAGGAATTTATTTATCAGGAACTCCGGTGACCCCAGTCCCGCTTCCATGATCGTAACACAAAGGAGTATATTATGAAAAAATCAGAATTAGTTTCCATTATCAAGGAAGTGGTAAGGAAAGAAATTAAGGGAAATATTAAAAAACAGGTTGATTTGGCTGTCCAGAAACAACTTACCGAGATATTTATTAATAAGGGTCAACAGTCTTTCACTGATGAAAATATTTCGTTAAATGAAGACAATTATGAAGCCCCTAAACCATCCAAAAAAAGAAGAAAATCACAACAATTTGTCCAAGACCCTATGCTTAATAGGATTCTAAATGAAACAAATGGGCTTCCGCCTGATACTGGAGATGAATATGAAACCTTTGGAGGAGGCGTATTCACATCTGATAGAATGGCGGCGTTGACTGGTTTGACAGGTCAAGTTGGTGGCGATGATGAAACACGTAGGAATGTTGCAGCGGCACATACATTAAAGGCAATGGGTACGAATAGTGAAGAAGTACCAGAAGCTTTAACAAACGCATTGACTAGAGATTACAGCGGTCTTGTCAAAAAATTTAAGAAAAAATAGGAAAAAGAAATGGGTGCTAGAGAAAACGATTTAAATCCTGATACTTGAATTGGATTATCCTTTCCATTGGGCAGGGATTCCCAAAGCATATTTAGGCGTACAAAAACCAATTTGCAACAGGCCAAATCCAATCTGCAGAATCTACTGCTGACTATGAAGGGTGAGCGAGTCAATCAACCACTCTTAGGTTCAAATTTGCACAGATTGTTATTTGAACCCATTGATGAAGATGAAATGTCAACTTTAATTGAAGAAGAAATTTTGAATGCTACAAGCACCTGATTACCGTATATCAATATACGAAATGTGGAAGTAGATTTTGGATCGAGAGATAAGAGCACGATTGGGGTGAAAATAACATTTTCAATTACACTTAATCCGGCTTCTGAAGAGCAGATTGCTCTAACATTTGAGAATGGAGAATATTAATGTTATTAACTGAATATGTGGATGTTCGAATTGAATCGGCAAATAAGCATTATTTGGAAAATTTGGGATATGTGTTCCCACAAAAATGGAGTCAGTCAAATCGGCGCATGGTAGTGCCTAGGGGAACCATTATACGAATTAAAATTGCGGACGCCAAAGAGGCTAATATTCAATATAAGTGCGATAATTGTGGAGATATTAAAACCGCTGATTATCGTAAGTATAAAAATAAAGGGATTAGGGGTGAAGATTTGTGTTGGAATTGTTATATGGGCAGTGATTATCATTGTGGATCAAAATATAAAATCGGAGAATTAAATCCAAATTGGCATTCAGATAAAACGGATGAAGAACGAAATGATGACAGATCGGCACCAGAATATAAACAATTTGTACGGGAATGTTTTGAACGTGATAATTATACTTGTGCATTGACTGGCCAGTATGGTGGGGATTTGGTGGTACATCATTTGAAATCTTATGCTAAATATAAAAATTTGAGATATGATATTAAAAACGGCATTACACTTAGCAGGGATATTCACAATTTATTCCATAAGAAATATAGCAAAACGACTTTTACAGATGCCAATTTTGTAGAGTTTAAGGAGACATTTAATGGCTAAAAAAGACGTATCAAAAGATGTGAAGTACCTTTCGAAAGATTTCAGTGCATTCAGAAATGATCTCATCGAGTTCGCAAAAATATACTTCCCCAGCACGTTTACGGATTTTAATGAGACTGATCCTGGGATGATGTTCATCGAATTGGTGTCCTATGTAGGCGATGTATTGTCATATTACATTGACGCACAATTTAAGGAATCATTATTGGCATACGCTGAAGAAAAACGAGTGGTATATGAAGCCGTCCAATCATTGGGATACAAACCAAAAATTACTGCACCAGCAACAACTAAAATTAACGTATTTCAAACTGTGCCCGCTATTGGCGACCAATCCAATGTGAGGCCGGATATGAGATATGCATTGACATTAAATGGACTTGAGATGAAATCCCAAAATGGGGTTACATTTAGGGCAGGAGGTGATATCAACTTCAAATTTTCCAGTTCCTATGACCCAATGGCCATATCTGTAATTGAAACTGACAATGCCACCAATTTACCATCCAAATATTTATTGAAAAAAACACAAAATATTTATAGTGGAACAGTATCCACGGATTATTTTACATTCAACGCCGCCGAGAAATATTCAAGAGTATCTCTTTCAAATATAAATGTGACCGAAATTATCAACATGACTGATAGTGATGGTAATGAATGGAAAGGGGTTCCGTTTTTGGCACAAGATACTCTATTTGAAGAAATGGAAAACGATTCTGCGAACGACCCCGAATTATCACAATATAGTGATGACGCCCCATACTTACTAAAATTAATAAAAACTCCAAGACGATATACCACATTTATTAGGGCCGATAACAAAACTGAAATTAGGTTTGGAGCTGGGGTATCGGATAATCCAGATGAAGAAATTATCCCGAATCCAGGAAATGTGGGGTCGTCATTACCTGGAAGTCCTAGTTTTTTAGACACGGCATTTGATCCATCCAATTTTCTATCAACTAGAACTTATGGATTGTCACCATCAAATACGACACTTACTGTTAAATATGCACACGGTGGAGGAGTCGATGACAATGTTGTGGCCAATGATATTAACAATATATCAGCGGTTACTTACACCATAGATGATGAAAATCTAGATTCAGCATTGGTTCAAGAATCTAAAAATTCGGTATCGGCTATCAATCCAGAACCAGCTACAGGCGGGAAAAGTGGTGAAAGTATTGAAGAAATTAGACAAAATGCATTGGCATATTTTCAAGCACAACAAAGGGCGGTTACTAAAGAAGATTATATTGTTAGAGCATATTCCTTACCGGCAAAATATGGCAATATTTCTAAGGCATATATTGTTCAGGATGATCAATTAAATCAGAATGGCACTACTGAAGACGCCGTGATTCAGGATAGTGACGTTGGGAATAGTATAATGAGTTTGATGGGCAGAATTCCAGCTAGAATCCCAAATCCACTGGCATTAAATATGTATGTTTTGGGGTATGATTCATCCAAACGATTTGCCAATTTAAATGCGGCGGTTAAACAGAATTTAAAAACATATTTGGGTCAATACAGAATGGTCACTGATGCCGTTAATATTAAAGACGCGTGAGTGATCAATGTAGGGGTACAATTTTCAATCATAACCAAGAGAAATTATAACAAGAACGAAGTACTTCTAAATTGTATTGAAGTTATTAAGGAATATTTTAATGTTGACAAATGACAAATAAATCAACCAATTGTGGTCGGTGACATAGTATATAAATTGTCATTGGTAGAAGGAGTGGCCTCAATTGTTCCTCCAGATGACGCCAAGGGGTCTCCAATAGTCATAACAAATAAGTGGTCAAAAGATAATAATTATTCTGGCAATATTTATGATATTGATTCGGCTACAAAAAATGGTGTAGTATATCCATCATTAGACCCAAGTATTTTTGAATTGAAATTCCCGAGCACTGATATACTTGGTCGGGTAGTAGGGAGCATTTAATATGTATTACAGAAATTGTCCAGAACACGCTGAAAACGGTGGGGAATTTAAAGTATTGGGATATTTTGTTGATGGTTATAGTAAAGAAAAAAATGTGGTAATAGAATATTATGAAAAACATCACAAATATCAAGCCAACCGTGATAAGCAAAGAAAACAGGAAATCGTGAATTATTTGAATTGTGAATTTATAGAATTGAATGAGGAGAATTAGAATGCATTTTTTCACATTTTGCACAAAAGATACGACACTATATGAAGCGTCGGCTAGTATGAATACTGGACTTGATAGTGTATTGGAAATACGCAAAGATATGAATCCAAGCGGAACAGTAATAGAACTTTCCAGACCAATCATTCAGTTTGATTTAACCGATATTTCTGGGTCAATAGTCGATGGAACAATAACTTCAAATAGAAAATTTTACTTGAATTTATTCGATTCGAACCCAACCGCATTACAAGTGGAACAATCATTAAAGGGTTACCCAATCAGCCAAAGTTGGTCAATGGGTCAGGGATCACTCGGCGATGAACCAATAACAACTGAAGGTGCAAGTTGAGCCTATACTGACGGTTTAACGAACGCCAGTACCTGGATAAGTGGCTCCTTAACAAGTGGTGGTACGTGGTATAGCGGTAGTGGTTATGAGGCCTCACAGAGTTTTAGTCTGGAAACTACGGATTTAAGAATGGAAGTAACTGATATTGTTGAAAAGTGGTTGGACAGTACAATCCCAAATGCCGGAGTTATGGTAAAGCGGGCCACTGCAGATGAGACTAGTACAATTTCACTTGGAAATTTCAAGTATTTTTCCAGAGACACTAACACCATATACCCACCAAAACTTGAAGTTGTATGGGACGATTCAAGTTGGTCGACGGGCTCGTTATCACAGCTTACAACTGGTGAGCTGGAAGATTCAAAGGTTTATCTAAAGAGTTTTAGATCGGAATATAAACAAACTGGTAAAACTAAAATTAGGTTGGTTGGTAGGGAGAGGTTCCCAGTAAGAACGTGGGCAACATCATCAACCGATCAAACTGTAGTTAAAACACTCCCAAGCGGCAGCACATATTATTCCATTAGAGATTCATATACCGAGGAAGTTATTATCCCATTTGATAATTATTCCAAAGTGAGTTGTGATAGCACAGGTAACTACTTCAACTTGTGGATGGATGGATTACAACCCGAACGATATTACAGAGTGATAATTAAAGTAGTCAATAATGGAACAGAACAATACTTTGATGAAAATTGAAGTTTTAAGGTGAGTAGATAATGATTAAATTAACAAATTTAGTAACAGAATTGAAACGCTCGGTCGTGGTTAATCGAAAACGATTTAAAAGGGGGCAGACAGTGAAACTTACATCTGGTGAAAAGGGGGCGATTATCCGATGAGCAGGAGAAGATGTTTGGACGATTGCTAAGGATAGCATGATTAAGGGTGATACTTGGTATGTTCAAATTGGCGACAAAACGCCCAACGCGTTTAGATTTGATGAAATAGAGAAAATATAATGCCATATTCAGCAAAAGAATTACTAAACAATGACTATTTCCAAGCATTGGAAAATGCCGAATATGTCGAATATGAAGCCCAACAACAACGGGATAGAACTTCGTTATTGATATCGGGCTCTAACTCCAATGGGAGTATGGAACTTAGGGATTCAACGGGGGCATTTATCTCGTATGAAAATCCCGAAACACAACTTGGACAACAGGGTCCTTGGCAAGAAATAATCGTACCAGACCGAACAATCAAAGTTAAATCCGATGCAACATTGGGTGTAATTATTGATAGGGAAATTAAGGAATTATAATGTCAAATCGTTTAACAGAAAAAGATTTAAAAATCTTAAAAGCCGGAGAATATGTAGTAGGTGAAACCCATTGGTGGGATTCCCCTATATTTGGCACACTTGCTAATAAAGACCATATTGAGCTTCACGTATATGATATGTCCGACAATTTGATCAAATCGGGCAAGATTTCCGATTTTTCAACCAATAATGGAATTACAATTAAACCGGGTGACGATTTACGGCGCATGGGATTTCTTTCTGGTGAATTTAAGGTTGAATATAATTTCTTCAGATATGCTGCTGGATATGACAGTTCGGTATTGGTTGGGGGGAATGGTGACATTTATACTGGAGCACCTTGGATCACTGGAAGATCAGAACAACCTTATTGGGTAAGTGACAATGGAAAAATTTATATTGGCAATGAAGGTGACACCCAATTTGTGGAAGAATTGGAAATCAAAGAGCTAAAATATTACATTCAATCCATATCTTCTGATAAAACTGAAATTAGATTAATGCCTCTTGATATCAATTTATCAAAATATAAGACCGAATTCGCGGAATTATACACTGATGAGGAAACGTATATTTCATTAAAGGAAGATGGTAGTGGATTTTTAACTTTTGATAACCCAACCATACCTTATATTACTTTCAATCAATCCAGCAATGACAGTGGATTTACAGATTTGATGATTGGTGGAATATTGACCGTTAAGAACATGTATATAATCGGTGAAACCGTGGAACGTCAAACCATAGATTCGTTCAGGTTCAATGATGTGAATCCCTACCTTTTGGATAATGGGCAATCTTGGGGCCCCTCTGACGAAACCAGATGGGATCAATCGTTACATTCCGACGCCACTCGCGTAGTTGGTGCCAATAATGAAATTGTTTCATATGGGATGACGGGATGGAATGATAATCTATTTGCCGGATATTTTGCCAAAATTGTTGAAGATGAAGGATTTGGGGGGTCAAGGGCATTAAAATTTATTAATCAAAATGACCAATTTGGAGTTGGTGATAGGACATTAGCACTATACGTTTATCTTAAAACGCCAGCATCTGCTGGTGTGAGTCTTAACGATAAAATCAAGGTATCATTTAAACAAAAATCAAATATTGACGATAGTGGAATCGGGGTCGCATTTCAATATGATACCCCATTAGAAGACATGCCCATTAATGTGCCCACTGGATTTGATAGGGAAATATCAAACACCCAAATTCCAACACTTTCTCCACAGGGGCAGTGGAGTTGAACAAACGGACCGGCCGATGGGTACAATATGATAGATGGTGATAATACAATTTGGTTGGATAAAAATAATTATGAGGCCGATGTTGATCCGAAGCTCAATATCATTTATTATTGAAAATATGTTGGTGACCCAGGAGCTCCAACGACTCCTCCAAATGGATTTGACACTTCAAATCCAGCTTCACAAGCCGGCACTGTTTCTGAAGATGGCATTTGGGAATGGTTGGAAATAACCGAAGATGGAATTCAGTTAAGTAACCCCCAAACTTTTGAAATTGTTATGTCAAAATGCGTGTGGGTAAAAAGAGAATCCACTGCGTATGTTTCTATGAACGATGTGAACAACATTACAAATGCCAAAAATGTATGAAAAGATATTGAATATATTGCCACTATTCCATCTAATATGGATTTGGATGGCACTATGAGATTGTCATTATATTCCAACCCTGGAAGTGAGAGAACCACATTGGTATCCGATCTTCGCGTTGAATATATATTTACAGACTCGGAAATTATTACTCCCATTTATAGTGATTTTGTCAGTGAAATTGATAGTTTTCTCAATTCCAACTCCGCCTGAGTTAAGGACACATGGGACGCACAGGCCATTGAAAAGGGACATATTGGTGGGGGGTTAAATTTCACCCCAACTACAGATTGGTATGTCACATACAAAACCGGTGACGATAAAAACTTAAACACTCTATTGAATTTTGGGGACAATAATCTAGCACTTACAGTGAATTATGAAAAAGATGCTGAAACTATTAAGGATTATCCCAATTCCATCATTTATAAATTATACGAGCCCCTTTCAGACATCATTGAAAAGGGTGATTTATGTTATGTAGTTAAAGAAATGGCCCCCAGCCACAAAGACATCGTTTCATTGATTCCATTTGTCGAAGATAAAATTGATGCCACTGTACTTAGACAACCAAATGTGGACTTTGAGGATTCCCCACAAAACGGGGGTGAAACTTCATTTGTCAATAGGGACACATTGGTAACTTCCGACGAAACAGTTTCTGATGCGTTGGAAAATATGATTGTCAGTGCGAGTTCCACAAGTGTAAGCTTGAATGTCGATTATTTCAAATTTGCAAATTTTATCCATTTTGGATCGGCCGAGAGAAGAATACAAAATTTTAAAACAAAACTTTCGGATATTGAAACGGCCAATGCGGCCATGGCCGTTCTGACCGCAAATAACACTCCAGCTACAAGTAGTTTAACTAATCAAATCCGTGATTATCAAAAAACTGTATATAAGCTTCAAAATGAGTTTGATGGATTTGAATATTATATGTATTATAATAGCTCATCTTATGCATCGAATTCTCTGGATATTTATCATGATAATTCTTGGCCCAAAGATAACAGTACAAAACCATATTCACTGGCCCCAGTTACATCTTCAAAAGCCGTAACTTGGTATAACAATCAAATAATATCGGCGTCATCTTATGACAATGGAAATGGAAATAGATTGATAAATCTGACCCCATTGCACATATCCAACAATCCTGATAATTCCACTTATACAGATTTTGTCGATATGACAGGGCACTTTTTTGACAACGTTTGGCTATATATTAAAAATATTCCAAGCATTCACGATCGCAGGGATAAGCTTGATGAGGGAATATCCAAAGATTTGATTTACGATGTAGCCAAATCTATGGGCTGGGAAATGAATAATGGCAAATCATTAGTTGACCTACCAAAATACAAACTCGGATTGTATGAAACCGGTTCCAATTGGGAAACGTATTCCACTGTAGCCGAGGGCGACATTTCTAAAGAAATATGGAATCGTATCATTAACAATATGCCGTATTTCTTAAAAACAAAAGGCACTGAAAGGTCCATTCGTGGTTTAATAAACTGCTATGGCATCCCTTCAACCATATTAAAAGTTAAAGAATTCGGGGGACCGGATATACCAGGAACTGCCCCTTCATATGATTTAACACAAAAATTTACTAAAGCCATTGATTTTTCTGGAGCACAGTATGTTCAAACGACATGAGCAGATGATACAAATAGTGGTAGAAAACCCGATACAGTTGAATTTAGATTTAAAACTTCCACTGGGTCAAACCAATCGTTATTACATGCTGGAAATAACTGGGGGATTTATTTGAAGGACAATGGTTCAACTGATAATTATGGTTCGGTTGTTTTTGCATTAAATGGATATGCTGGATATAACCAAGTTAGTTCATCACAGGTTCCAGTGTATGATGGTGAATTCTATTCGGTGATGTTGAAACGACAATTGGTCCCAGCCATCGCGACAACCATTTCTGGTTCGTCAGTTGATTATTTGGCCGAGAACATCCAATTGTCCCAATCTTCGAATTTCCCAAATACTGGAGAAATTACTGTGCAATCTGATTCCGGTGAAGATATAATTTTAAAATATGCATCAAAAAATGACAATACAAATAAATTATTGGGTGTAACTGGCTGGCCTAAGAGACAACCAAAATCATTCGATTTAAATAAAGCCACGTCCGGCCTATCATCCGGCGTTATTGTAAAACCAGTAATAGCTTTAAATTCGGATGCATCAAATCAAGATATAAAATATGAATTATTTGTAAAAAAATATAATGAATCCACTGATAAAATTTATGTTGAATCGTACACATCGACAATAATTACTGGGTCATTAAATGCAGATGAATCTTCACATAACTCGGCATTTACTGGCAGTGAAACAATGTACATAGGGGGGGAATCCGGCAATCCATTTGGTTCACAATTTAGTGGTTCTATGATGGAATTCAGATATTGGAATAGCCCGTTACTTGAAAGTGCGTTTGATAATCATGTGACGGCACCAAAGGCTTATAATGGAAATCACGCTTCTGCATCATATACCGATTTGGTGTTGAGATATTCATTTGACGATAATACAAATTTGAACACAACTCCAACAATTCGTGACACCAGCGCGAACCAATCTTATGTACAAGCGGGGACGGCCGTAAATTTTGCAAGTGAAATTAATTATTCGAGCGTGGAAGATACACAAAGGGCATTTGTTCCAAATGTTAGCCCAACCAGAAGAATGTCAAGTAAGGTTAGGATCGAATCCAATACGATCACTCCAGATAATAATGGCAACATAACTTTGAGCCCTAAGCTCAGAAAAGAAGAAAGTGCATACGATCTGGCCCCAGTGGATTCAAATAAAGTTGGAATTTATTTTGCACCAACAGATGTTATCAATGAAGATATTATATTGTCGGTAGCGGATTTGGATTTCAATAAATACATAGGAGACCCAAGAGATAGGGACAAGGATATGTATAAAGATTTGAACCATATAGCTTCAACATACTGGCAGAAATATAATAATCCAAATAATTTTTGGGATTATGTTCGTCTACTGAAATACTATGACAATTCATTGTATGATCAGATCAGGAAATTGATCCCCGGTAGATCGGCCCCCACAGTTGGGTTGGTAATAGAATCCAACATATTCGAAAGATCAAAAGTTGTAATTAATAGGGACGTCAATTGGGATAATGAATATTATAGTGGAGAAATCAATGTGACCGATTCCGACAATGGTGTTGCCCAAGTATCAATGAGTGCAACATTCCCATATTGGGAAGGTGTCATTGGATATGATTCTGAACATTCTTCTTCGTTTGGCTCTGACATATTCAGGCGCCCGACTTTATACAATTTGACTGGGTCAAGTTATTGGGGTAACACATACGCTACAGCTTCAGTTGAAGTGGGTGGACCAGAATTTGTATTCTCTGAGGGTTTGCAACCATTCGTGAGCCAATCTAGAATGAGTAACCATAATTTCATCAGAGAATATTTTTACACCACAGAGGCCAGCCAATCGGTTGACAATCATTATTCATCTTCATTATATAGAGCTAGATATCATACCATTGAATATTCCACATCTATACGAAGATTGTATTATGAAGGGTGTTTGCAAACAATAGACACTACACCAAATTCCGAGAATCCAGTTGAAGTAACCATTACGTCTCCAACGGAATTGATTACAAAAGAACCGGGTGAATCGAGATTGAAAGTAAAATAAACGAAAATTTGATAAATGTATATTTATAGGTATAAAAGTTATATTCTATCTATATTAGATTAAATAAGGAGATATTAGACATGGGATTTTTAAATAATACTTCGCGAACAATTGATGCCATCTTAACAAAAAAAGGTAGGGAATTGTTAGCTAGAGGAGAGAACGAATTCAAAATTACAAAATTCGCGCTCGCCGATGACGAAATTGATTACACTCTTTGGGATGTGACACATCCAAATGGTAGTAATTATTATGGAGCGGTAATACAAAATATGCCGGTTCTGGAAGCATTTTCTGATGAGAATCAGATTATGAGATACAAATTAGTGACACTACCAAAGGCTACCACTAAAATGCCAATCCTGGCATTACCTTCGGCAACTTTGTCATTTCCACAAGAAGGGGTTGTCCACGAAATAACACCCAATACAAGAAATGCATCAGATGATACATTGGGATATACATTTATATTGCATGATTCGTCGTTAGCAACTATGACAGTGGCGGCCGGTGCGGCAGTTCCTGATCAGGGTGCAACAATTCCAGTATTTTTGAATGATTATGATATGCAAAGTACCACAGTGGTTACCGCTAGATCGGTTAGATTGATTTCAAACTCGTTAGTAACAACAAAAACTTCACAAATAACGGTTGTGGGGAATCAAACTGGAGCCACCTATTCAATGTCAATAACCGTTATAGGTGGGTAATTAAGAGGAGAATTTAAATGTCCATTTTTAAAATATTCGATACCGACAATGATATTGTCGCGAACCAAAAACAAGTCATAACTTCGGGGTTATGGTCTAGCGGGGCTGGGAGCCTTACCACATTTTTCACATCATCGGTTCAGAGCGGCTCGAGTGGTGCATATTATTATGATTTATATAAAACCGACCCAGCCTCTGATACTGCCGCTGAAAAGCAATTTGATGTGACTTATGGAAACTACTTGGGTAGTGGTTCAATCCTTACCCACAGTGGTACGGACAATGGTGCTTCTAAAGCTATGTATTCTCAATTTGCACAATTGCTATTGGGGCCCAGTAAGAGCCAATTCATATTTACACCGAGTAAAACGGTTGATAGCATTTATGTGGTAACAGTCGATAGGTCGAGATTGAGAGAAAAATTAGATCCAGGTAACTGGGAGCTCCATTTGGATGCGGGTACAACAAAAATCAAATTGATTGATGACAGTGGTGGTGCAAATGCTACTACAGTTGATCAGGGTGGCCGAGTATATAATGTTGTTTCTGGTTCAATTACATCTGGAACTGCGGTAGTTAATACCACAGCAGCTGCCGAAACTACATATGGAGCGTATGGATTGTTTTATCCAGATTTGGGAATTTTGGTTTTCAATGGAGACAGATTGGATGTCGCGGCCGATTTAAATATTGGGACCGTTTTAACATCAAATGCCAATGGGAATAATTCTGGGAAATTGTACGATGCAGTTAAAACTGGTGCCAGTTTTGATGCCAGACGTGAAGAAAATATCTCATCTACACATTATTTCTGCAGGGTTTACAACAAGGAATTCAACTTTAGTTCAAATCCGACATTCTTTACATCATCCGACGGTTCTATGACAAATACTTCATTTGTAAATGATCCACAAGTATATCCCACCACAGTAGGTCTGTACAATGATAATAATGAATTACTGGCCGTTGCAAAAATGAGCCAGCCATTATTGAAGAACTTTTCTCGAGAATGTATTGTCAAGGTGAAATTGGATTTTTAATTGGAGACCATAAATGTTTAAAAGTCTCGGCGCAAATGATAGAGCTATCAGGCCATTCAAAGTATATAAGTCATTCACATTCACTCCCGCGGATAGCGGGAGTGGCGTGTATGCCCTAGAGGGCATTAGTGGCAGCCTGTACAACTACAGTTCTAGTTCAGCCGCTTCACAGAGTTATGGAATATACAACGCCGCATCGGCGAGCGTTGGAAAACAACCATACAGTTTGGGGACGTTTTATAAACTCCCAACATTCTTTTCAATGGAACACCTATATTATGATAAATTTGATCAACCATTCAATTCTTTTGGTGGCAATAATACTCAAATAGAAAAACGAGAACTTCACAATATTATCAATGTAATCTCGGTCCCACGGGATATATACGGAGAACAAATCAATCCAAATTCAGTTAAGATAACAGATAATAGTACCGATTCCACATTAACAATAGTTGACGATGGGTCGGGCAATTTATACGATTTTCAATATTCGGAAAGTTTTGCTGAATATAAAAATAATGATTGGGATGCATCCTATCTGACCGCCAACAAAAGTGGCAGTGTTATTGGGAATGTATTTTATCAACACGGCGTAGTAGCCATTACAAATACTGGGTCAATGTATAACAGGGTTGCGTTGGATTCAGGATCAAACGGATGAGAAATAGATTTCAAATCTGAATACACAATTTATGAACATGAATATATCTGCAATGTCAATCCAAATGAATTCAATGGTACGATGAACATTAGTGTATCATATCAGAGAAGTGGTAGCATTACGATAGAGCCGAATTCGGCATTCTCTATTAACAAATTTTTTCCACCTGGAGATAATCCATCGGGTGGGTCCGGATCATTCAACGATTCATACAAAGCTACCGATATATATATTCCAGAAGTCACACATTCCGAATTTTCGCCCTATGTGACCACAGTGGGGTTGTACAATGACCAAAATCAACTGCTCGCCGTAGCGAAATTGTCTCACCCAATCAAAAAAGACCCAGAATTGTCATATAGTTATGTTATTCGCTTCGATGCGTAAAAAAAAGCGTGGTTTTAATAAATTTCATACTATATATTAAGGTACGATGTAATATTACTAAATTGTTTCTCACTGGCCTTCAAAAAGACCAGAAGCTTCTGCAATGCCGCAAGCTGTAATATATAATTTTAATTTATTTTACAGATTTGGAGAGCAAAAGCAAAAGCGATAAGTCCTCGTTGCACTCGGACTTATATTTAACAGGTCTCTGAAGAATAGAATAAGCAATAAGCAATAGCAATCAGCAATAGCAATAGCAATAGCAATCAGCAATAGTAATATACATCCTAATAGGAGAAAGACATTGGATCAATTGAAAATGTTTAATGTTCGTTGAGCAAAAGATACAATTAATGGTATAGTAGGGAACGATTTTAGAACCCAACCATTAAATTCAGAAACAATTAATAAAATTCAGAATAAGTTCCAGCAGGTGATTGATAATAAGGGTATGACTATGCCCTTTTCTTTTGCCTATGATAACGAGACTATTTTAGTGAATTTATACAATGAGGTGGATTTTGAAATCAATATGCACCCAGATTGGGAAGTGAGGAGTAATGGCCGTTAAAAAGAAAAAAAAGGGTGAAAGCTGGAAACATATTGACAGATCACAATTTAATATACCATTCAAGAAAGGTTATAGAAATGAAAACTAGAAGCGCGAAGGCAAAAGGTCGACGACTCCAAGATAGTGTTCGTAAATTATTACTGGAGAATTTCCCACAATTGGAAGATGATGACATCAAAACCGCAATAATGGGAGAATCTGGGGAAGATATCCACCTTAGTCCAGCGGCTAGGAAATTAATTCCCTATTCCATTGAATGTAAAAATCAAGAAGCACTATCTATTTGAGCTGCTTTGAAACAAGCTGAAGAAAACAGTGACGTTTGGGCTCCGATGGTGATATTTAAAAGAAATAGGTCCAAGACTTACGCTGTCTTGGAAATTGATAAGTTATTGGAATTACTAAAAAAGAGGTAATATGTCCGGATCATTGGTTTCATTACTAAACAACACAATAGGGAATAGTGGAATCAAGCTCAGTAAAGAGAATGAGTATGCCTATTATTGTCCATTCTGCCATCATTACAAAAGGAAATTACAGGTTAATGTCGAAACCAATTTCTGGCATTGTTGGGTGTGCGATAAAAAAGGTAGAAATTTCTACCAATTATTTAAAAAGTTGGAAGCTTCAAAAGAGGCTTTTGACCATTTATCGGAGTTTGTAAAATATACTCCAAAATACACTGGGCAATCTGATAAGACTGAAAATGTCGTTTCACTTCCAACGGAATTCATTCCAATGTGGGATAAAAGCCCTGAGGTTACATTTAAACACGCTATAAAGTTCTTGCGAGGTAGAGGGATTACGGCGGCAGACATACTTCGGTATAACATCGGTTATTGCAACACAGGCACCTTTGCAAATAGAATCATCATTCCATCATACGATGAATTCGGTAAATTGAACTTTTTCGTGGGTAGGGATATATTTGAAGGATTTGCTAAATATAGGAACAGCCCAACTCCAAAAGATGTTGTTGGATTCGATTTATTTATAAATTGGGATGAACCGATTATTCTGGTTGAAGGGTCATTTGACGCTATTGCAATCAAAAGAAACGCTATTCCCTTATTCGGAACGGTTATTTTGCCGACACTCAAGAAAAAAATAATTGAGAAAAATGTAAAAACTATATACTTATCATTGGACGAGGATGCATTTTCCAAATCGGTTGGTATAATTGAAGAATTAATGAATTATGGAATCGAAGTGTATAATGTTGATTTAACTGACAAAGACCCATCCGACGTGGGATTTGAAGGAATGGTTGAATTAATGGGTCATACCGAAAAGATGACATTCTCAAAACTAATAAGGTATAAGTTAAATGGCACAACAAAGAAAAATATGGAAATTTTTTAATTCTTGGCGTGTACATGTTGAGGGCAAGCGCCTGTTAAATCGGGTTTTAAAAATTACGGACGGAACAATAGTTTCCGAGTACAGTAAAAGAGGTAAGGTCATAGGTTGGGATGTCGAAGTAGATGCCGAATCAATCGCCTCCGTGAGAAAAATAATAAAAGGTTAATACATGCAAGAAAACACAATTAAGGTTCCATTCAAAAAAGTCGATTGGATAGCTCATACAGCAGATATCCATATTCGCAATTTGAAACGTCACAAAGAGTATGAAGAAGTATTTGAAAAATTCTATAAAGAATTAAGAACATACTCGGGCAACGGAATAATCTATATAGGCGGTGATATCGCTCACGCCAAAACACAAATGTCCCCGGAACTCGTTTTCCAAATTTCTAAATTTTTCAGGAATTGTGCGGATATAGCACATACCATAGTCATCCCCGGTAATCATGATTGTAATCTTAACAATCCAAGCCGGTTGGATGTGCTTTCCCCAATTATTGCAAATCTCGATCATGACCAATTGCATTATCTAAAAGATTCTGGGGTATATCATATTGCTGATATTGGATTCGGTGTAATGTCAATATTTGACGAACCAAAGGATTACATAAAAGCGAAGGATTTTGATGCCGATATCAAAATAGCACTTTTTCACGGGACGGTGGCTAATGCCGAAACCGATTTTGGATTCAAATTGCAGAGTAAAATCAAAATTAATAAATTTACAGGGTATGATTTGGGATTATTGGGTGATATTCATAAATTTCAATTCAGGAACAAAAAAGACACGGTAGCGTATTGTGGCAGTATGATTTGCCAGAATCATGGTGAAAATAGGGACAAGGGTTTTCTGAAATGGGACATACATACTCTTAAAGCCGAATTTATCCAAATTGAAAATGATTATGGGTACTACACATTGGATATTTCTGATGGTAAAGTCCCTTCTGTAAAGGATATGCCCAAAAAAGCTCGTTTGCGTCTGAGGGTATCCGATACCGATGAATCACAGATGAAAATGGTACTGGCTGAAATACATAAAAAATACGGATTAAAGGATATATCAGTTAATAGGGTGGATGCCCTTTCCATGCAAAAGAAATGGGATAGGACAGATAGAATAATGGTGGGTGATGTATCCGATGTCACATTTCAGAATGGTTTAATTCGGGATTATTTGGCTCGGAACTATATTCTTAGTGGAGATATGATGTCAAAGGTTGTGGACATAAATACCAATTTGAATGGTGACTTGCCGGAAGAAGAAGTGGTTAGAAATATTTTCTGGTCTATAAATACATTCAAATTTTCAAATATGTTTTCATACGGTGAAGATAATGTGGTTGATTTTTCCAAGCTGGAAGGAATTGTTGGAATGTTTGCCGCAAATGCTGGTGGTAAATCTGCATTGTTAGACGCGATGGCATTCTGTTTATTTGACACATCCTCTAGAGCATTTAAAGCTATCAATGTCATGAATAACAAAAAGGATTATTTTTCCTGTGAGATCGGATTAACGATTAATGGGTTGGAATATGGAATAACCAGAAACGCCAAACGAATGAAAAATGGTAAAGCGAAATTGGATGTTGATTTTTGGATGATAGACGATTCTAACGAAAAGGTGTCATTAAACGGAGATTCCAGATATCCAACAAATGCTAATATCCGCCGCGTTATTGGTAGTTATGAAGATTTTATCCTAACTTCAATGCAACTACAGAATAATTTTTCCGTATTTATGGATAAGGGTCAGAGGGAACGCAAGGAAGTTCTTGCACAATTTATGGGCATTGGTGTATTCGACCAACTATATACATTGGCTTCAGAGAATATTTCCGAAGTAAAGGTTGTGTTAAAGGATTTCAAAAAACGTGATTATGGTACTGAATTGGTGACAATGGAAAAACTGAAAACCAACATGGAAAAGGAGCATGCCGAGCTCACCAAAAGTAGTTCCATTGTGGAGCAGGAAATTGAAACCGCTCAAGAGAAAATCTTGAAATTGCACAAAAAACTGAAAAGTGTGGACAAGTCTATCATTGATATTGACGCTCTAAATACCGAAAAGTCTGATTTGGAAGCAAAACAGGAAGTTATTGAAACTGAAATAACCAACTCGACATCACACCATGATGGATTGGTTGAAAAGGTTGAAAAACTCCACGAAGTTCAAGCAAAATTATCAACGGCCGATATTGGAAATCAATATAGAAAACTAAAAGCATATAGTGACGAAAGAGACTTGGCACAGAGTGATATAGATAAGCTCAAAATTGAAGTTCGGTACAAATTGGACAAGGTTGAAAAACTGGGTAATTTACAATATGACCCAAACTGTACATTCTGTATGGCCAACCCCTTTACACTAGACGCCATTGAAACTAAAAAGTCCATTCAGGATGATAAAGTTTTGGCAGGAGATTATATTTCTAGATTGAATTCCATCGAAGCTAAAATCGTTGATTTGGGAGATGTGGAAAGTGATAAAATAAAGTTTGATCGTGTATTGGAACTCCTTACCAGTTTGGGTCATGAAAAGGATCATACTTACGCTAATATTGAAATTCATAATGAGCGTAAAAAGAACGCTATTAAAAGTATATTGTTGGTTGATGAAAAAATAAAACAATACTACCTTAAAGAAAAGGATATTCTAAGCAACCAAAAGGTAAACTCCGATATCGACAATAATCAAACTGAGTTGGACAGTAAAAAACTGGAATTCTCTGGTTTGTCAAATCTGATTCAGGACAAGTATAGTGAGGTTGTAGTTTTAGATTCAAAGATTGAACAGATTCTAAGCGACATTGAACACATCAAATCTCTTGAAGAAGAGTTTGAAGCTTATGAGTATTATCTTGATGCTGTAAAACGTGATGGTATTCCTTATGAATTGATTAAGAAATCTCTTCCAACCATTGAGGGTGCCGTAAATGAGATTTTGGCACAAATGGTGGACTTCAATATAATTATTCACATGGACGGCAAAAACATAAACACATTTATTGTCTATGACGATGATAATATGTGGCCACTCGAGCTGAGTAGTGGTATGGAACGATTTGTAGCTTCATTGGCTATCAGAGTTGGTTTGATTAATGTGTGCAATTTACCACGAAATAATGCTCTATATTTGGATGAAGGATTCGGTAGCCTAGACGCTGACAATCTTAATACCATCCACATGATGTTTGATTATTTGAAAAATACATTCCCATTTATTATACTTGTATCACATTTGGAAAATATGCGAGATATAGTCGATACTCAGTTGGAAATAAATAAAATTGGTGAATATAGTGAGATTAATTACCAATAATTCTAATAAACTTGCATTTTAAGTATATTTCAATTTCATTTTGCCGCCTGATATCCCTATCTTTTAAGGAACCATCCGATTTGAAATGATTTGGCTCATCATATTCTATTACTACATTTTTCTCTCGGTCGTATCCATCAACTCAATATCCCAATTCTTCAATGTGGTATTCTCCACCATTTAAAGCATGTTGAAAATTGTAATCATGATTTTTACCATATTCATCTATAATTTTGCATGCCGATTTATTAAAACTTGGGTGCCATTTCCCCCCATTTGCCTCAGACCTTTTTATACCCCACATTCTAGCGTCATGTGAATGTTTGCCACTCGTATTGTATTCGCAATTTTGTAATGCTTTACTTAGTTTTTTACTATATTCTTTAGATTTCATTACTTTTTGAAAAAGTGAATCGGGAATTAAATGGGCATCACTACATTTTTTCCTATGTTCGGCTGTTTGAGTTACTTTTAATTGATTTCTTTTCATTGTAGCCAAGTGTATTGGATTTTTCATCGGGTTGTTATCCCCCAATTTCCAAATTTTATTATGAGCAATTATTTTATCAATATGCCATTGTGGCCGAATCTTGGCCCCGGGTATTTTATTATATATTCTTTTAATGTAATATCATGATATTTCTTCAGATGTGATCCTGTCATCATTTTAAATTTTTTATTACAAATTTCACAAATAATGTGATTTTTATTTGACATGTTGACTCGGCAATCTAAGTGTTTCTGCACACATATTTTCAATGGCTTGCTCTATCAATCTATACATTTTGCCCCCATTTAATTCGGCGTGGGCTTTTGCCATATTCCTATACGTGTCACGTATTTTAACGGTTACCAATTTTTCTTTATCCATGATATTTTCTCCTTTAATATAAATATAGCATATTAAAATTTTCCGTACTACTTTCGTACTACTTTCGTACTAATTTTTAATATTATTGTAAATATTGATATTTATGTATAGTAAATACAATCAACATATCGGAGATTCAAATGGGTGTTATAAGACGTTACAATAAGTACATAGGCTTGGACAAAATTGAAGTTCTGATAGATGAGAAAACTACAAATTCAGAATATTTTAATGTGACCGAATTCCCAGATTCTATATCTCAGGGTAGGAGCTCATTTTTAATTGGTGGTTCTCCATTTCTTAAACCAGAAGTCGAAGTTAAAGTTGAAATAATCAACAACGCCAATGGTAAAACCATATACACTGAAGCCGTGTCGAATTATCTTGAAGGGCAACATAGAAGGGTGTCAATGGAAGTATATTCCGACCCCGACACGTTTGGTGATGCCACAGTCTACATGGCCTCAGAACTACGACCAATTTCGTTTCCATATTATGAAGTAATAGAATTTATAAATGATGGCATATTGTCTACTAGAGTTGGCAAGGATGGATCCCGGAATACGGATGTTTATGATGCCAATGAAGTTCTAGCCAATCCGCCACCTCCAGCTGGTGCAACCGATATACCATTGGAATGGCAGAATAATTACAACGTGAGATGGTCGCGGCCTTTATATGTCAATGGGGCGTCAATTAATACCCAACCAATTTTCTTTTACAAGCAACCTAAAATCTGGGTTGGTGAAATTATTAAGGGGTATGTAACTCAGGTTGTTACAAGTGGTTCGGTAATTGATAGCGGCTCTGCAAAGGGTGACCCAATTCAAGATACTGAAGGAACTACTCCAGAGGTTGACAGTGACACAGTTGGTAGGGAATTTCTTGGTGTAATGGATAATTATCAATCCAAAGTAAATGGGGGCGGCGGTAAAAATGCTGGAATTGGTAGCAGGGGCAGGCCAGTTAGACGATCGTCTCCCGAGATTAGTAATTATACTGTAACATCGGATGACATAGAAGGTAAACTTGAGCATGTTGGTGCCAATTTAACCATGAATAATATAGTACCACAAGATGATAAATATCTGAATTCTAAATACACCATCCCAACTACACATACTACAACTGTTCGCAGGGTTCAAAACGAAAAAACTATGGAAATTGCCGATCCGGTAGTGGTGTTCAATACGGAAACTCAAAGGGACGAATTAATGCAGGTGAAATCATCTGACATAACAATCGAATATACTCCGCCTCCAGTTCAATCGGAAAGTCAAGTCAATTTTAGATCATTTGCCGATGTTAGAGTGTCCAACCTGAGAACTTTTTCAGGAGATATCAGTAGGGTCAAGTTGTATTCTCGTAACAAAGATGCATTTGGTGATTTTGAAATGATTGCTGATACTCCAGTGGAATCTCCAGAATTATTATTTGATCCACTTTCAGTGGCCGCTACTCAAAGAACTGGATATTTTATTACCCAAAATATGATTGATACATACTGATCAAGTGGTAGTAATGACACATTAACTCGTGACTCAAGTGTGATGATAGATTCAATGCTAATTTCGGGTTCTAATTATGCCACCAAATCTTACGCACTGGCACAATATACATCTTCAATAGATTTTGTCGAAAATACCACATATAATTTCAGGGCCCGTTTGGTTGGAATCGGCGCGGGTACTGAATCGGGTGGAGAAGCCAGACTTTCAATACATATTAGTGGTTCTGGATTTCCATCAAATCACGATCTTGGTTCTGAACTGGGTTGGCAGCTGGAAACACCCGACGGCGAACTTGGGTATTATGCCGTTGATGGTTTGAATAGACTGGATTTTGGAGTGGTTGAAGAGGCATTTCAGTCTAATCCGAGTGGCAATGCTACAATTCAATTTGCGGTATGGTCTGGACAGTGGCATGTACAGGATGTTTCAATCCGGCCCGCTACGGATACTGGTTTTAGCCCAGATTGGATTAAAATCGTTGCACCCATCCCGCCATTTTCTATGGAACGGCCAGATGAATACGAATTTATAACGGAATTTTACGATGTTAATAATAATGTTGCCGAGACTATCGCGCATGCATCATCATCCACATTTAATGGCGGAAATCAATATATAGTTGGTGATAATAACGTATTGTCAGGTTCAATGGTAATCGGTAACGCTGTAGGTGCCGGTATTGAAATGGCTGGATACAATTCTGGTTATATCCGTTCAATCGGATATGAGGGGTTCGCGAGTGCAAGTCAGGGTTCAGGTTGGGCCGGATTCCTGATGTATTCCGGTTCGGTTCTCCCAAACAGTGGGGATAATTATGATGGTGTTGGTCTCGAATTGGTGTCCCCAGGTGGTAGTGGGTCGTTACGATTCAGTACAAACCCAAGTAGATTTGAAGTTATTGCCGAATCATTTTATGTAGGTTCACCAACAAGCCAGTTTATTAGTGGTTCGGGTGGGCAGATAGAAATAAGTTCATCCGCATTTTGGTTAACTCCCGATGGTAATGTTTTCTTGTCAGGTTCAATCACAGCTGGCTCTGGATATATTGGTGGGTGGCAAATTATACCGGGAGCATTGTACAATCAAACGGGCACAGATTTTACAGGAATGTCAACTGTAGGAAATACGCGATTTTTTGCGGGGGCGAGCTCGTTATCAACAAGTGGGAGTGGCGTTTTCAATGTAAAAGCGTCAGGTGACATTACTGGTTCACAAGTACTATTTACAGGTGGAAAAATTGG